CAGTGCCTTGCTTGGCTATGGTTACATCACGATTGCTATACACAGGTTGACCTGTTTCGTCTTTGACAATCTTACCTTTAACCTTCTGTATTTGTGGATCAAAATACACAAAGAATCCATTGGAGTCTTGAGCAGAACTAATTTCTTTTCTAGTTTGTGCTTTGTTACGCAAGCCAACAATTACACCGTCGGCACCTTCTGCCTGCACATCTAAAGGTCTAAAGTCGTATGTATCACCGTCGATGACTTTATATATCTTTCCAGTTTCTTCATCAATCAACCGCTCTGGCAATATTGATTTATTACTGAAAGCCATTGCAACATTCGATCCAGTATCCAAGCGCTTACGCATTTGTTTCCAATTCTGGTTGTCATTGGTTATGGTTTCTTTTAAGCCGTTATAGCCAGCTGGCTGTGTGACGCCTGTAGAGGAATAGGTGTAATGATGATTTGGCGCAATTGGGTTGGTGTTATTTTTTGTGTAGTCATAGAAAGTAACATCAGGGTTAGATTTAATAATTTGGTCGTATACCCTTGGGTTTATATCTGACAACACATTCAAACGAATAGCCAAGTGATTGCCATTTTTGGCGGCTTTTATTTTTAGCGCTGTAATTTCATCATTTAGCTTGATACCAAAGTTTTCTGGATCTCGCATAAATGCTTGTGTCAAATGGAAACTGCGTAGGCGTGGTCCTTTGAGTGCATCAAGATCTGCACCACCACCCATAAAGAAATACCCGCCTGATGTTTTACCTAAACAATCACCAGCACATGACGCAGAATTTGGACAGGTTGTGAACTTGCCTTCTTTAAAAGCTGGAGATAAAGCCAATCCAGCGCTCTCAACATTGCGCCCATCTGGTAACTCTATAGGCTCGCCACCTTCAACACCTTTTTCAGTTTTAAGTAGCTTGCCATTTGTAGTTAATAGAGACTTTGTTTTACCAGTCTTGTTATCAGTTCCTAACCATTCTGCCAAAGCAGCACTTGCCTCTTGGCTCTTTTGCACTTTAGCTTCTGGTGCAAGGCTCGTCCAATTAGTTATCGCGTTGTCAATGCTTCCCGATAAAGTTGGAATACTTGGTGGTACTTTGATTGGCTGTTGAAATACTTTAGCGTCTGGCACTACATTTAATTGCACTGGAGTACCAAGTTTCTCCATAGTTTCCAAGGCCATCTTGCCAGCTGTAGGTGCAAGAGCTTTGCCGGCAGCCATAGCTCCCTTAACAGCCATCGTGCCAGCCTTGGCCGCTAGCAATGGGTCGCCCACCAACTCGCCAACAGTACCGCCAGCTTCAGCTGCAGCCTGGCGCTCTTCTGGCGTTAGGCCTAGTGCGCTTGTGCCAGGCGGCACAGCTGGTGGCAGCTGTATCGTTATATCTGTGCCTGGTATGGTGAACCCTTCTTTGCTAACCTCTTCGCTTGATGGCAAGAATGTTGGATCTTGCATGGTCATGCCAGCACGGTTAACTTTGTCCATAAACGTGCCGCCTTGGTTATCAGTGGCCAAGGCACCAATAAAGCGACCAATCTTTTGCATGTCACCGCCAAAGCCAAGAGCAGCTGCCGTGCCTTCACGCGCAAGTCCAGCACCAAAGTCTGGCGCTCCAGTAATCATCCTCTCGCCAATAGTGCTTTTTTGGCTGCGCTTGCCAGCGCTAGGATAGAGGCCAAAAGCTGCGCCAGCATCGCTCACCACAGGGCTAGGGCCAGCGGCCAGCTGCAATGATTCAGGCCGACCTAAAGCAATTTGCTCACCATAGGGTGATGTGTAGTACAGGCCTTGTCCATCGTCTGTATCTTCAAGCGTTATCTCAGGGTCGCCGTCCATGTGGCGTTGCATTAAACCTTCGCGCACACCTGGTGTATTGACAAAATTATCAAAGTTGTAGACGTCTTGTATTGTTGGAGGCTTAGTGATCATTTTGCTTTGCCTTCCCTTGCTTTATTGGTGTTTGTGCGGTAATCATCTACAGCAGACTTGGCGGCAGCAATGCTGGTTGTGTTTGCTTTTCTTGCTGTAGCTTTAGCAAAGGCGGCATTGACTGCTGCTTCATTTGTTAAATCAACACCATTAAGTTCTGGCAAAGACAGCACCGCCGACTTTAGATTGTTAGTGGCGGCCACCTCGAAAGCTCCACTCATTTGGCTTTTAGCCAGCTTTGCCAAGTCATCCCCGCGCTTGCGTACTTCAGTAGGGTTAGGCAATAAACCATTTTCATTGGGGGTGCGCGTAAACTGATGAAGTTGCATTACCAAGTCATTGCGTGTTTCTACAGCTTTTTGACGAGCTTGGGAATCTTTTAATTCTGGCGGCAGATTAGCTGCTTGAATGCCGACCGATAAGTTGATCTGGTTGGTGGCATAGTTAACGTCATCGCTAGGGTTAGATCTAGCAATAGTCAATTGTCTCTTTGTTGCGTTGGTAAATGGCCCGCTGCTAATCTCAGCCTGTGTCGCCAAGCCAAGGGCTACACGTTGCGATACGCGACCAAGCGCTTCAAAATCATCATTGGGGCGTCCCTCTTTACCTTGATCGGTAATAAATGCTCTTGCTGTCTTTAGGCTTTCTGGAGACACAGGCATAGAAGACAGCTGTGAGAATAAATCTTTTTGTTCTGCAATGTTGTTGCTAGAGTAAATTTTGCGCAGCAATGTATCACCCTGACGTTGTGCAGATGTCAAGTTGAAATCAATACCTTGCTTGCGATCTTGTATAGCTTGTCTGTAGTTGTTTTTGATTTTTATTACAGACTCATAATCGTTAACAATTAGCGATTTCAATACAGGGCTTAGATTGCCAAGGTCACCAGCTTCAATTTTCTTTAAAGTTAACTCAGGATTTACCATGTTTTCTTCAGCCATTAAGGCTTTAGTAATAGTAAAGATTTTGGCGTCTTTTACATCTTTTTCAAACTTAGCTAAGAACTCTTTTCTCATACCCGCATTACCCATTAACAATGCGCCAGTTGATATATTTTCTCTTACCATATTAATAAAGTCTTCTACTGGTCTAACAACACCGTTAGCATCTGTATAAGATCCCTCTTCAATTCTTTTCTGTAAAAGTTTTAGTTCATTGTCATAACCATTAATAAACTTTATTTGATTTTGTTCTTGGTTTCTTTTTAATTCCGCTTTCAATGCAGAATTAAGCACAGTGTTGCCGTGCGTTGCCATAGTGGCTCTAAACTTAATTACCGCCTCTGGGTCTACATTAGAAGAAATTGCTTTTGAAAAACCGTCTGATGCAGCTTTAATTTTTGAACTTGCTTCAGCTGATGTTATGTTACCAGCCTCAACTTCATCCAATATTTTGACTAAAACATTTTTACCTTCTTGCTCAAAGTGATTTGCTAGCTCTAAGCTGCGAGCCTTGGCCACCGCCTGGTCAAAGTAGTTAAGCGAGCTAGTGCTACCAAACCCAAGGGGCACGCCTTCAGTAGCTTTTTGTATTTGATCGGCTGTTAACTTGTTATCTGCAACATACTGCAAGCCCTCTGCCTGGCGCATGGGTGCAGCTAGTTGAAACGCACTAGCGCTCATCCTATCGAGCACTTGGGCTAGCTGGCTGGCGCCTTGTGCCGCAGCCCTTGGTCCGACAAAATCTACCGCCTGCTGCTGTGGCTGCACCATGGGCACGCCGCCCACAGAGCGCAATTGCATTTGTCCTGATTCAAGTCTTTGTGTTGCCATATCAGCTCGTAGATGTTGGTGTTTTAGGCGCAGCAGGTGACGCAGTCAGTCTGAGATAGTCAATGCCAGCCTTGCCCAGCTTGGCGCCAGCAAGTAGACCGCTAGCCCTGCGGCCTGCCTCGCCAGCAAAGGTGAGCTGGCCAGCCTGTGATCTTGCGCTGTAGAGGTTGAGCGTGTTCTGGTACTCGGTCGACTGCAGCATAGCCGTCGCATCCTCAAAGCCCAGCACCCGAGCTGTCAAAGCGTTGAGGTCTGATATGCCAACGTCGCGCATAGTGCCTTGGATGTTTTGGTTGATCACACTCTGTATAGATCCCTCACCCAGCACCACGCCAGATGCAGCCGCCCTGGCACGTACAGCTGCGTTGGTGGCGCGCATATTCTTTAGCAGGGTGTTGCCAGCGATGGTGTAGTTCTGAGCCTCCAGCTCGGCCTTCCTGATTGTGCGGCCAGCTTGGATGGTGGAGTACTGCTCTGCCATGTCGGCGCGCACCTCGGCCACCGCCAGCGTGTCTCTTGCCTGCAGCATGTAGCTAGTCTGCTGGTTGATGGCTGCGGCTTTGCTGGCCTCAATCTCACCATAGGTAGCCAGCAGGCCTGCGCCTGCGACCATTCCAGCTGATGATGGTGGTAGTGTTGCCATGTCTTATGTTCCTGAGAAAACCGCTACACGGTAGTCCAAGCCTAGCAAATTCATCTTTACTGGTAGGTCTTGGGATACCTCAATACTCTGCTCGCGGTTGTAGCCAAGCACGCCATTGACCCGCTTGATGCCGGTGAACTCTGGTATTGGATCATCCAATAATGGATTATCAAAAAGCCTAAAAGCTACCGGCTGATTGTTAATAATTAGGTTCTGTGTTTCGTTAAGCACTGCGCTAATCTCTACAATGCGCTTCTTAAAAGAGACCCGGCTGCCAGTCTGCAGCTTGACCTCGGCAGGCATGGTCTTGACATAGACCGTGATGGGCAGGCCAACCTCGTAGCTGGTGGTGCTTGATCGGTCAAAGGTTACCGAGCCGCCACCGCTCACGGTCTCGTTGCCTTGCGGTGAACCGTCTGTAATCACATTCAGCACCTTGGCCACATGGGGTAGGCCGCTAGCGCTTGCTGCTGCACCACCAACAAAGGCACAGTCTGTAAAGTACTCATAGCCAAAGATCTCAATAAAGTACCTAACCACGCTGTTAAACGTGCGCTTGGTTACTACATAGATCTGGTTGACATCCACGCCCACATCGATGAACTCGCCATCGGTAGTGAACTCAGATGGGCTAGTGACTTGCTGGCTGCGCATGATGCTGAACGCTGCAATGCTGCCATCATCCGCGTTGGTCATCAAGAGCAGGTCGGCCTCTTCAGTGCTCGATGCCCTGCGCAGTGCAACCCGCTGTGGACCCTTCAATAGGTGCCCAGACAATAGCGATATACGCTGTGTGATGTAGGTCAGCTGGGTGTCGCTAAAGATAAACTCGTTGAGCGACTTGCCCTGGCGCTGGATGTAGATCGAGCCAGAGTCAACCGATTGCACGCGAGTGCCAGGCTTGATGCCATTTCTGCTCACATTCTTGAATGTAAAGGTCAGCGGAGTGACAGGGTCGGTGCCGGCCTGCGGTATGAAGAACTCACCGCCAGTGGTAAACACTTGGAAGTCACGGCCACTGATTATGTCGGTGATGACGTTGAGGTCGTTGGTATCAAGCGTTGCCTCAACCGCATCATCATCTAGCGACTCGCTTGGCACAAAGTCAAAGAAGAGTCCAATCTTGGATCCCCAAATTGTGGATGGCCGAGACTTGCTGCCACCAAAGTAGAGCCGCCCCTCATGGAACGACACCGAGCGTGGCCATCCCTTGGTGCTTGACCACACATCCACATAACCGTGCTCCAGCTCCCAGCGGCCTGCGTCAATAACTGTTGTGTTAAAGAACGGGTACTCGGTCACCGTTTCAACAACGGTAGCCGAGACATAGCGAATAATCCTTGCGCGTCCCTGCGGCTGTGCATTGATGTACTGGTTAACAGACAGGGCTGAAAACGTGGTTGTGGTGTAGGTGCTTGTGTTGTTTGGTGTGGTGGTAAAAGCCTCACCCACTGTGGCTACCTTGGTGCTGCCAACATAGTCCTCAATCAACCGCGTTTGGCCAGAGCCTGTGCCGCCTGTGATGTTGACGTACATGCCAACATATATGTCATCTGTTGCACTTGCTGTTGACTTGAGTGTGATGGTCGTGCTGGTGCCAGCTTGTGCTGTGCCAGAGTCATGGTGTGTGGTAGATGCTGTAAGAGTCACATTACCAGACACAGCAGACGGGGTCAGAGTTGAGCTGGTGTTGGTGTGGAAATCAATATCGTAGGCGTACTTAGGAATTGAATCAAACGTGATATCTGTAGCCGTCCACGATGTGTCGCTGGTGCGGGTGATGCGCACAGGGTTTAAGTCTGGGTGCACCGCTATCAAAGTGTCAGCTGACTGTGTCCAGCACATGTCGTCCACTATCGTGCTGCCAATAGTGGTTGTCAAATAGCTGTTACCTGTGCCGTTGATGTTTGTCTGCACCACACCGTTTTTAACTACATGCATACGGTTGTGGGTAAAACACAACATGTAGCTATCGTCCACAGAGAACTGGAACGGCACCAAGCGCACGCCGTTGCCGGCAGACTCGGTGCTAGTGTTTGGCAGCTGGAATACATGCTTAGTGCCAGGCCTGCGACGCAGCCCACCTTGGGGCTGGATCAATACATTAGTCGCTTTGGCCAGCGCATTGCCGTATGCAGCCAGGTCAACCCGAGCACGCAACAAGGGGTCGAGCTCGCCGGTTGCAAAGTTGGTTGTGAACTCTACAAAGCGTGGCATCAGTTTCTAACCGCAATAAGTGTAATCTTCAATGACACGCACAGGGTTGTTTTGTCCATCGATCTGGGCAGCTGTGCGAAAGAACCCACCGCGGCCATTCTCAGATATGTCACCAGTGGCCACACGCTGCCACTTGGTTGCCTTGTCCTGCTGTTCGGTCACGGTCTCTGCAATGTGCCAAGCCACCATGTACTTGAGCAGCTGCACAAAGTACTGCGGCATTGCAAACTCTGGCACGCTAAATTGGTAATCAATAAAAACGCTAGTCAGGTTGGTTAGTAGCTTGTCGCCTTGGATCTCCCAGTCTTTTTGTATGGGGCTGCTCTGCGTAGAGCTGTTGTATACCAAGCGTGGGTTGGCTAGCTTGTCGCCTGGCAGCTGATACTCATAGCGCCAGAAAGATGTAGGGGTTGTGATGAGCTGTGCCAGCTGCACCTTCTTCATGCCAAAGCTCCACGGGTACATCACCAAGGTGGAGTCTCTAATATCTGGATAGAGTCGGTCGCATACGCTAGAGGCGTCGGTGCCGTCGTTAAAAGACGATATAGCCTTCGCTCCTATTAAGAGCAAGGCATCAGAGCAGATCGATACACCAGTGTCACCAGCAGCCATTTGAACCTCTCAATGTGAGAAAGGCCAACCTCCGCTAATGGCAGAAGTTGGCCTCTTTACAGCAGACCCGATTTAGTCGGTATCTGTTGCGCTTACGGTTGTACCGTCAGCAATGTCAACCACTCCAGCTGAAGACACAGCGTTGACGTAAGTCAACACTAGGCTGGGGGTAGTAGCGTCATAGACAAAAATAATGTCGCCGACTTTTAACAGCGATGCGATGCTGTCAAAGTAGCTCACAGTGTTAACCGTGGCTTGGGTATCTGTTGTTTTGTACAGATACATTGATGGTGCATTGCCAGATTTGGCAGCGCATACGGTTACAAAACCAGTGCTTGAAAATGCCATGTCAGTCTCCTAGATTAAGTTTCACGGCAGGTGATCTTGACGATACCTTCATCGTCAATGGCAACAGCGCCAGCACTGAAGACCTCGTTCACCAACCAAGAAGTCTTCTCAGCGATGTAGTTGATCTCAGTTCTCATGGCAATGCCTTCACCGTAGCCAACTGCATCCTTGTGGAATGCAAAGCAGCTGCGATCAAGTGAGGCATCAATAGCCAAGCCGCCTTCAGAGCGGTCACCCAAGACATGGAACGTGAAGCCCAAGTAGGTGTTGAGCTCGCCCTGCACCAGCGCTTTAACGCTGTTGAAGTCGGAGCTGGTCACGCTGGTCT